TCGATGATGTGCTTGATACGCTCTGGTAGGGTCTTGCTTGCGAACCAATCCCCGCTGTCGAACTTCAGCGTTTCAGCGTCAGCGTCTCGATTCCATTCTTGCAGGGACTTGTAGTCTTCAAGCAATCGCAGGTAATCACGGAACTCAACCCAGATTCCGTTTTCATTGGACTCCATACAATCACCGCCAAGCGTCTGCTGGGCTTGGATGCTGGCTACATTGTAGCGTGCTGGCTTATATAGGTTTCTCATTTCTTTGCCCTCTTCTTCTTGGCTTTGACATAGATGTCACCGTTGGGGAAGTACCAGCCGTCACCAAAGCGGTGCGCCTGCTTACCGATGTACTTGTCCCCATCGATAATGAAATACATGAACCCATTCTGCCAACGAAGCGACCCGGTGAACCGATACGCATAGTCGGCATCCTCCTGACGGCCAGCCCAGCCGCAAAGCCAAGCAGCGCCACCAGCATGGCTCTCGATGTTCAACTGCTCAAGGCGATGTAGGTGACCCATGCAGAAGCCGCCACCCGGATCAGAGAAGATACGGCAGTCCTTCAGCAAGGCATTCATGCCATGACTGAATCCATGGATGAATGTGATCGGCCCGATCTTGATGAAGCCCGTTTTAACATTGTAGAACCGGATGACCTTGCAGCCGACCTCACGGAGGGTGCGCATGATCTTGTCCTTGATTTTCTGCATATCCTGCTTGTCCTTGATGGAGTCCGTGTTGCGCATGATTTGCAGGATGCGATCGCAATGGTTCCCCCAGAGGTAATGGGTGGGTCGGTAGCGCCGGATCCAAGCCAAGCCCGCCTCCAGATCTTCCTCAAAGCCTTCCTTGGCCTCCTTGGAACCCTTGTCCACGCCACGGCGCGCCCACCGGAAATCCCAGTTGTCGCCGAGGTGTACCCGGTACTTTGGCTTAACCCGGTCAACGAACTCCATGATTGCGTCTAGGGTATCCTCGCAAGCAAGGTCGCCATGGTTATCGCCCATGGCTACGATGTCGTATTTATCGCTCATTGTTTCTGATTAAGAATGTATCGTTGCGAACCAGTTTGAACTGGTCGGTGGTCATGTGACGGATCACCCCGTCGTTATCAAGGACAACAGCGAATACATCGTTGCAGAATGTACCCCCATCACGAACATACACCAGCATACCAAACCCTAGTTCGGTTTCAACTGGCATAGGGTTTCGGAATTCGTAGATCATCGCACCCTCCGCTCGGAGCGCTCCGGTGTAGGCAGGCCGTACCTCTCGCAGTAGTAGTAGATGCCACGGCGGCATACCTTGATGATGCGGCAGGCTTCGCTCACGCCGACCTTCATGGCCAGTTCGTAGGCAACGCGCTGCTTAAGCCCATAGGGGATGCCCTTGGTGTACGCCCCGCTCTCAACGATGGCCTTGGCCTTCTCATCCATCTCATGCGGGTGATACACGATCTGGATGTTGGATCGCTTTGCGAACTTGAGGATCTTGTGGATCGGGATGCCCCAAGACCGAGCGGCCGAGGACACGGAGCAGGAGGTCTTGAGGATCATCTGGCAGGCGTTGTACTCACGGCTGCTTCGGATCTTCTTGTCCGGCTGGGCGATAGCCTCCTCCTTCTCGATGTTGGCCTGCATGGCCGCCATCAACTCGCGCACACGGTCTGGGTTGATGATCTTGTTAGACAGACTCATTGTCGCGCTTCTTGAGTTGAGCCTTGAGGTCATCGTTCTCGACTTGGAGGCAGCCGATGATGTCGATGGCCTTAGCCAGTTCGGCCTCGACAGCCTTGTAGCGCTCCATCGACTCGGCCACCTCGGACAGGAAGTCCTGTAGGGTCTGCTTGCTGGTCATCGGTTGATGAGCCGGAGGCCGTAGTTGAGGATGTTAAGCACCTCCTCATCGGAGATCTCCACCGTGCGGTTGACGATGGAAATCTCGGATGAGTTGTTAGTGCCAGTAACTTCGTCGAGGACTTGGAAGTCCTCTTCGGAGTCGTTTTGGTTGTGCGTGTCTTTCATGGTGGATTAGAACGGGATGTCGTCAATGACATCGCTGATGGTAGCGACATCGGACTGGCCGGACGAGCCTCCGGTTGCGGCGGCGTACAGTTCCTCGGCGCGCTTCTTGAGGGCGATGTCCTTGGGGCTGATGCTGCCCTTGAACTCCTTGGGAGTATAGACCTTAGCCCAGTAGTACAGGTCGCCGCACTTCACGCCCTTGTCGCCCTTGAGGGGCAGGCTAGAGAGAGGCTGACCCTTGCGGTCACCGAAGGGAACGATCGGGTCGTTGCCGTTGGAGGCGGCGGCAGGAGCGGCAGCCGGAGCAGGACGATAGGCGGGAGCCGGAGCGGCAGGAGCCTCATCGCTGACGAAGACATCGTGGTTGCTCTGGATGTTTTGAACGGAGGCATCGCCACCGCCAGCCCATGCCGGGAGTTGCGGAGGATTCCAGCGGAAGCGGGTCTGGTTCTTGGTCTTGCCATCGTACTTGCCCTTGGGGTCGATGACAGCCCACGCCTCAGGGAGGTCGTAGAGGTAGCGGCCGATGCCGAGATTGACCACGGCGCGCTTCATAGCGCCAGACGCAGCGGACTTGAACGGGTCGATGTCACCGTTGGCTTCCACGGAGCAGGAGCCGGAGACGCTGCGGCTGTTGAACACGCGCTCATCACCGTTGCGGCTGGTCGTGTTGATGGTGATCGTGACGGTGCAGACGGCTTGGCCGCCGATCTGCATGAACTTCTCTTCGTGAGACCAGTCCATGCCGTAGACTTCATCGAGGCGTTCCATGGCGGCACGGTTGTCGATGTAGGCGAGGCAGCGCGCCCAGACGGATCCGTCCGACTTCTCGCCGCAGGAGCCGATGCGCCACTCGATGCGGTCAGCAGCGAATGGGGCGCGGAGTTTGTTAATCATCTCTTCAGTATTACTCATTGGTATTATTGGGTTGGGAATTGTTATAGTAGGATTGCCAGATATCAAAGGAAGCCTCATGGTTGCGCCACGCTGCGTTGAAAGCGTCCTGCACTTCCGGGTGCAGATCACGGCCATGGGAATTGTTGAACGCGCGAAGGTCGTGGAATACCTTGGCGAGTTTGTCGGACAAGTAGATGATCTGGTTCATCTGCTCATCCCGTCTGCGGACTGCGCTTTCTGCCCGCTGCTCTGCCATGCGCAGCAAGGACTTGATATCTCCGATTGGGTCGCTCATTTGGAAAGGATCTTCTGTGCGCGCAGCAGGATAGCCTTGCGCTTCCCGTAGGTCACATTGACATTGAAGTTGAACGAGGCGGCTTGGTTGTAGCCCATGTTGTAGGCCATGTACAGTTTCATCGGAGTCGGCTTGATCTTGTTGCGGATCATCCGGGCTTCGTGCATGAGCAGGATGAGTTCGGCGGCACGATGCGCCACGCTGTAGTCGTGGGCGTAGACCTTCCAGTTGGTCGGCAGGGTGCTGTCGTGTGGGCCAGCGGTCACCCGGTTGTAGGCCACGGCATCTGCCCAAGCATCCTGTCCGATCTGGAAAGCACCAAGACTACGACCATAGTCGCCGATGGCATCGTCGTTGATGTTGGACTCGATGATGGCGACCTTGTGGATGAGGTCTTCATTGACGATGGTCTTCGCCTCGCAGGAAGCGAATGCGATGAGGAGTGACAGTAAGCGTTTCATAGGAATGTGTATGTTCTGTGGATGTTTTATTGCTGTGTCAACGACTTTTTTGGCTTTCGATAAAAGTATTTAACAGGTGGTTTCTTGCTAGGTTAATGTGTTTGCAGCGCCGGGCTTCACCTTGGTTCTTGCACAGCCTGTAGATCCAATGATTGCAAGTGCAGGAGTCATCGGCGAGGTTGACCGTGTAGCCGTCCTTATCCGACTCTACCTTCCATCGCATAGGGAACGGCTTCAGGTCTAGACCCCTAACCCTGTACTGCGGTGCTGAACTCACGGAGCCTGCGGAGGAAGGCTTGTCCGGTCTCTTGGTTTCCAAATCTTTCGAGGAGGGAGATGCCATTATAATTCGTGGTGATGATTGTAGGTCGCAGATTCTGGGTTCGCTCATCGATGATCCCGAACAGGTCGGCCTCCATCCGGGCGGTCAAGCGCTCCTTGCCTAGGTCATCCAAGGCCAGCAG